ACATCTTGAATCTCTTCTTGTGAAGGGATCTCTTCTTTGTTTCTAGTGTTCGGGAGTCCTTTGTCTATTTCTGCCATTTAATACTCCTATCTATTCCTAACACGTTTCATTAGACCTTGCAACCCTTGTGAGTTTGGTCCTGATTCTGGTGGTGGGCCTGAATCCACACCAGCTAATTTAGCAATACCGCCGCCTGCTGCCATAAAAGGATCAAAAGCTTGTCTTGCTCCTTCACTTCTTAATTCTTGTCTTTGTTCTGGTGACATTGCTTGTAGTTCACCTATTCTTTTTTTGGTAAACTTACCTGCTTGATACAAACCTTCTGCACCTAGTGATGCAATACCAATCGGTGATGCTATTCTTGCTGCACGCATAGCCATTGTTGGTGATAAACCTAAGTTAGCAATTCTCTGTCCAACTGATCCTAACTTTGCAGCTTGTTGTACAAGTGCTGGTGCAAACGCTGCTTCTGCCGCGATACTTGCTCTATCGATCGAGGACCTTGGATCAACACCAAATCCTAAATTTAGTCCTACAGCACCGAGTGGTGTTGGAAGTTGTTTAAAAGCTTCTTTTAAAATACCTGGGCTAAACATGGGGTTTGCATAAAGTCTACCTGCTCCTAAATCAGCTCGTTCTGTAATTTTTTTTAATATTTTAGGATCTTGAATATCTTTTGCTATTTGCGGAATAGTTTTAATATCTCTTGGAACATTAAAAGAATATCCTTTGTTTTTATAATTATTTAAAAAAACTTTTTGATAATTAGAATCAAAATTATTAAAATTTTTTATTGTTGTTTCAGGGCTATCTAAAGATGCTTTAAATAATTTTACTTTAAGATCACCTTTGGGAACATTTTTATTTATTTTTTGTTCATAATCAGAAACTAATTTATTAAAATCTTTAAGAGCTAATTTAACATTTTTATCTGTTTTAATATCAACACCTTTGTTTTTTGCATTCTTAATTGCATTTTGTAAAGCTTCTTCTTTTTTAGACTTATTACCATCAAAAGACAATTTATCTTTTATGTTGATATCTCTTTTAATTATTTGACCAAAAATTCCATAAGGTGTGGTTCCTCTTCTTACAGAAGAAGTAACCCCTGCGGGTTCATCAATATTGTAATCGCCAGTAAAAATATAATTAGGAGTTTTTGTTATTTGTGCTTTAGTTGTTTTAATACTTTTTTCTCCAAAAATTTTACCTATCTTTAGCTCATCTAATTCTCTTTGCGTTTTTGTATGTGGTAAATTATTATAAATAAAGTCAGCACCTTTTTTTAATTTAGTAGAGATACCAGGAACAGGATCATCTCCTGATATAGCAGCAGAAAGTTGTGTTAGTCTAACAACTGCATTTGTATTTTTACCTAAAATTTTTTTTACTTTTGTAAGATCTTTCGTGTACTGTGATTTAGTTCTGTTAGGGTTTTCAAATATGTCCATAATCTCTGGATCTTTAGATAACTCTAACAATTCATTTTGTACTTTTACTTTATTGGTTGGGATTCTATTTGGATCAGCAGGTGGTAAACCGTTTCTTACTCTATCTTTTTCTAACTCACTTAAATCATTCCAATCTTTACCATATTCTTTTAATGAAAATGGATTAAAAGTTTGTCTTACCCTATATGGCGTCATTGTGTTTTCGTCATATTTACCAGAAGTAATAGTGCTTCTTTGAGTAGGTGTTAACTTATCTTCTGTTTTACCAAACAATAACATTGGTAATTTTTTTTGCTCTTTTGTAAATTCTATTTTACGACCTGTTTTTTTTACTCCTTTACCGAATCTATAACCTATTCGTCCACCACGAGCCATGCCTGGTGTATCGTCATCATATAGATCGATAGTATCTAATAAATCTTTCATTACTCACCTAACATTCTAGCGATACCGCCGCCTGCTTTTTTAATTGACGGTGCTTCTTTAGTTGCTTCTTCTATAAGTTCTTTTTTAGACAGGTTATCAATTTCTGTTGCATCCGCTGCCGTCCCATCTACATCAAACTCAACCTTATACTCCTCGTACTCTGCTGTTGGGCTTGGATCTCCCTCATCAGGTTTAGGTTTCTTATAACGAAGTTCGGTTCTATCAGTTATGGTATCAAAAGTTTTGTCACCAGAAACTCCCACTCCCATTTTATCTTTTTGAATCATAATCTCTCCTGAATCCATATCCTCAATTAATTCATACTGGTCACCATTCTTACCCGTGTAGGTAAACTCATTAACTCTTTCTTTATAACTTGGAGTTGTTCTTTGTTTACCAAACAATTTAATTTTAGCAACCAGATCAAAAAAATATGAGGGTGCCTCTGTTACAGTTTCTACAGCTTTCTCTACAGCTGGTGCTGCCTCTTTGCTAAAATTAAATAATCCTGTTTTAAGTGCACCAATACCTCCACCAATACTTGCCGCAGTTTTTAGAAATGCCCTACGTGCTTTGTCAATTGATCCTATTTTAAACCCTGCACGTCCACCTTGTGCAAAGTCTTCTAGGTCTACACTTAATCCGTCAAGTGCTTCACCGTAAAGATCCATCTGTTGTTTTTGATCCAAATCATAAAACTCTTTACCAAATTTTTTTTGTGCTAAATCTTCTGCAACAAGTTGTGCATTATATTTTCTATCTCCTTTGACAAATCCTAGTGACATATTATCGATTGCGTCTTTAACCATTTTTCTATTTCTCATCTTAGAAATATTTTTTTTGTTCTCTGCCTGAATCATATCTTTTATCGATTGTTCTGCAGATTGCACTGGAGCTGCAATATCATCAGCTTCACCCCTACTCCCTGGTGGTGGTAAATCTTCATCTGGTATTTCTCTACCACCCATAATGTTATCGGTATTTTTTATTTTTTTACCCTCAAGATCAAACACCTCTGCTGTTTTTGTTTGTGTAATTCCTGATTTAGTCTTTGCTTTATTTTCTATCATGTTGATAGCATTCTCGACCTGATTAGCATTTTTTAAAACAGTTGGATCTACACCCTCTTGCATCAAACGTTGTGCCGTGACTTGAACATTTAAATCTACTAAATCTTTTTTTGGTAAGGTTTGCATGACTCCGGTTTGATCCTTCATCATTGTTCTTATCACCCATTGATAGATTGCGTTTAATCCCTTAGCCTTACTCATTAATAATAATTCCTTTTACGTTGGCCGATTTTTTCATCGACATAATCTTCAGGGTGTCCGATCAGACCGCCCTGTCTGAATCGCATAATTGCTTGAGTTGTACTATCAACTAAGTCATCATGATCACCATAAGGAAACGCAGCGCATTCTTCAATGACGTCGTCTGCAAATTTCTGCTCAGGCGCCCATATCATACCAGATTCGAACAAAGGTGCAACCGCATTTACACGGGCATGCTTGTCGTTGCCCTTGCTCGGTGTAAAATTTACTACCGGTATATCCATCTGTCTTAACTCGTATGTCAGTGGCAGACCTGATGCTTTTGCTTCGACAATCACAGATTCTGGTTGCCAATACTCATATTGTTCAAGAGCCAGTCTTCTTAATTCTGGAAACTCGTACCTGCCTTTTACCGCATCGAGTAAGATTAAATTAGCTGGACTATCCTCGTTTGGATAGAATATACCCCATGTCGTTATCGCACTGTAGTCTGCTGTCTCTTTTTTTAAGAAAGCTGTATCGTAAGATTGTATCACGTGTTGTAGCTGTGGAATATTCTCATCAGTGTATTTCATCCACCACTCACGTTTTAATATAGCACCTTCTTCACTTGTTGGGTTCTGCATCCACTGTGCATTCCATTTGCCCGTAGGCAGTGTTGCTTGGACTTTTTCTAATTCATCTAATTGCCAATATTCTGGCCATACTGGTTTTTGGTTCTTTGATCCGTGATCCATGATTGCTGGAAATTCGACCACGTGCCACTGATCAGCTTTAGGTTCTTTCTGGTTCTTGACCAACATACCAGTCAAATCTTTTGTGCTCCATCTAGTCATAACTAAAATAATTTTACCACCAGGTTGTAAACGCTGACGTGGACCTGATGTATACCACTCGTAAGCTCCCTCTAATGCTGTAGGCGACATTGCATCTTGTTCTGAGTGTGGGTCATCAATGATTAATAAATCTGCACCACGGCCCGTGATTGCACCACCAACACCAGCTGCAAAGTATTCACCACCTTGAGCTGTCTCCCAACGTCCTGCTGCTTTACTGTCTTCTTGTAATCTTGTTTGAAAAATTTTACTATAGTCTTCACTATCAATTAGGTTCTTTGCTTTACGACCAAACCTTACGGCGAGTTCTCCGGTGTGCGTTGCCTGTATAATCTTGAGCTTTGGATCACGGCCCACCATCCAAGCCGGAAGTAAGTATGAGGCAAACTCCGACTTGGTGTGTCTTGGAGGCATGTTAACTATTAAACGAGTTATCTCGCCCGATGCCAATTTATTAAATTTGTCAGCAATGTGTCTGTGGTGGGACCCCTCTATAAAATCGGGCCACATACATTTTACAAAAGAAAGAAAATCATCTTTGGCTTTGTTCTGTATTTTTTTTTCAGCATGCATAACTTGCAGCTGTTTAAATTTTCTGCGTACGTCTGCAGGTAGTTTACTTATGTCTATATTATTCAATTCCATAAAAATTTTTAAAAAATTTTTTTCGCACCTTAAAGTGTTGAATATGTTTTTACCAGCTATAACTGTCTAAATCAAGCAATACAACCTGTAGTAGTGGGACCCCTTTGTACAAAAAGGGGGGATAGGGTCTTGTTTAATTTATATGTTTGGGATTTGTTTGGGACCCCTGGCCCGGAGGGCCAGGGGTGAGAGAGTTAGTCGATTAATTTATAGTATGCATCGACATTGTTTTTCATAAACCATTCTCTGCCATGGTTCATACGTCCATAGTTCTCGTTGACCTCATCTTGTTTTATCTGGTCGTATCTTAGTGCCTCTTCCATAGTTAATTCAACACTAACACCACTGAAAGGATTGGTTCTTGTTATTGTTTCTTTCTTAGTCATATCATGGAACATATAGGATAAGTCAAGCATTGTCAACACCTACTATTTCAAACTCTGTATTAGTATAGTCATAATAACCATTATTATGTTTAGTTTTTACAGGGTCAGTTATTGGTGTTTCAAGGCACTCGGTCCTTGGGTGTAGTCTAATCTGTTCTTCCCAATGTTCATGCATGAATTCGGTGTAACAACCTTGACTACAAAAATGACTCCAAACTGTTCTCTGGTTCCAACTGTTCTGAGGAATTTTTCTGGTCCTCAAAACCTTAGAACCTTTGACACCTCTTATTCTATCTTGTGTTTTATGTTCATGGCACTTTGGACCATGGCACCAATTATAATCACTCATGTCGACCTCTATTTTCTTCAATGCTTGGTAAACTAGACCAAAAAATAACCAGTCCACCAAACAAAATTAATACTCCTAAACCTTGATGATCGCCAGAATGTATAAAAGTTATAACCCCTAACATCATTAAAGCCATGCCAACTATTGATTTAATAATTAATAATAATACGTACATTAGTGCCTCACTTTCCACGTTGTATTTGCTGTTCTATAACCATGTGCGTCTAGGTCATAATAAACATAATAAGCA